CTATAGATGTAGGATATTGTACCGTGGCTACAAAAACAAGAATACAATGGATTCACTCCATCACTGGTGAGGAGGAGTGTCTTATTTTATCACCCAATCATATTTCGTTTTAACATTTGGTACATGTTGCGAATATTATTTACGCTACCAGTCTACACAGTAGACACTTTTTGTTCTTTATATAAGAACAAACAGATACTTTTAAATAAGATCTGTGCACTTTGCAGTGTGAAAGCAGAGATGCTATACATCTAGTGGCAATTTTATTGTCCAAGATAGTGTATACTTTGGTTATTTTTGAAACACTATAAAGATTTGATAATCTCATACTCTTACGACTAGATAGTCATCTGTTTTACCGAATTGTTACGTAAAGTTAGAAACTGGTGTTTTGTTTTCACAAGAATTCATCCAATTCTGGAACTATATGTTGACCATTACAGTATGGTAACATTTGTGGACCGTTAATTGAATCTATTGAGACAAAATGTTAACATTTCAACGTTACAACAACTAACTGGTACAGGTAATCTGTTGTGAGCTAGAACAGTTCCTATACGTACACCGCGTATGGCAGGTATTTGAGACCCCTAATGGGGACCTGGTTCGATACTGAGTATTCTAGCAATACCGACGGCATCCGTAACAATGGCGTAGCACAATAATTTAGATAATGAACGTTTCATATTGAAACCGGAAATTTTAAAAAGTTGTGTGTCTTGTCCGTTTTAGCGATGTTTTAATCAAATCATCAAATTTGACGCCCCGACTTTTCTCCCCCCAAAATAATCATGACAATGTCTTTTATTCGAGGAAGTACGGACAAAATCTCAAAAGAAAAGTCACAGGGAGGCAGTGCCCCCATAAACTCCACCATTACTAAGCCGGAAGTGGAGACAGTTCAAGATTCTGAACTATTAAACAATGAAGTGAGTGATCACTTCACCTACACTAATGAATCTCCGAGATTTACCATTAGTGGACCAAAGCCCGCAGTTATGAAAGCTGTGGAAAAGACTCTTGCACGTGTACAAGAAGAAATAGTGTCTGTCAAAGAACTTAATGCAAGTTTGAAAGGTCTATCCATGAACCGCGATAACCCTCAAACACCTATTCAACCTACAGCATGTATTAAATGCGGTGCGTGCTGTGTTGTTACTGCTTGTATGTGTGCCGTTTGTTGTACTGATGCTGGTCCAACAATTATGAACAAGCTTAGGGAATCTGAAATTAAAATTCCCTACCATAAAGAAACATTCGATGAGCTTGGATGTGATATTGTCCAATTTGGCGGTGCCTTTGTAAATCTTATGTACTCAGGAGATGCACTGGAAGAGACCGATGATGAGGAGCCTGTGAACTTCTCACAACTTCGAAGGTCACCAGAGTTTTATGCTTCTCGTCAGCGAAGGTACGCCAGGCGTATAGCCACACTTTCACAAGTGGCTAGTTACGTCTACACCAAATACGGCGAACACATTTACGAGTTCTGGGGTTTTGATCTCATTGGACAGGCGGAAAAAACTGTCAATAGTGAGAAAGGAGAACCCATACCTGTTATTAAAAGGTTCCGGGAAGGATTTACCCAACACACCCTTTCGAAAGGAGAGAAAAAGAAAACAATCTCTCTTGGACGAGAAAGTAGTACTGGACAGCTTATTTACGAGACTGTCAACCTTCTAGATAACCTCAGTGAGGCCGCTTTGTCCGAGGGATGGCAACATTTCTCGAAGTTGTGCGCCGGTATGTTTGTTCTAGGTACTTTAGGTGATAAGTACGAAGAGAAGGGTATGGAAGGTATCATCGCCGAAGTTAGTGATGCTTTTGCTAACAAGGAGATGACAACGCTCGAAGGATGTGTTGATGGTCTGAAATTTTTCTGTAATATTGTTTTGGACTATGCATACCCTGATATTACTTCACGCTTCCATACAGGGAGTCAGGATGTTGATAGTAATATCACTAAAATCGCAGGATTCGTGAACCATCTTAAAGTTGACATGTCAGCACCACCCCAAACCAGGATTCTGGATATGATCTCTAGAATCGCAAAGACAAGAGAGAAGGCTGTCACTCTCCAGAAGTTGTCAAAAAACGGTTTAAATCGTGCACGATTGGGAGCAGCCGTGAGACAGATAGACGCGCTCACCAATGATATTCAAGCTTTCTTACGTCGTGGTCAAGCAAGATATGAGCCCTTTTATGTTTTTGGTCAAGGATTACCTGGTACTGGAAAGAGTGTTATAGCGCAAGTTCTGTCACTTTTGATGCACGCATGGTTGGATCTCGAACGCATTGTTTATACGTACGGGCTCAACACCAAGCACCACAACGGTGCGAAAACAATGTCGACCGAAGTTTGTTTTGACGACGTTTTCCAGCGCGCGGAGTTTCCTGCTGGAGAGGACCCGGTTACGGATATTATTCAGATGAAGAATACAACCCCATTCCAATGGAGGAAAGCTGAGCTTTCTGAAAAAGAGAATTCTTGGATGTACGCTCTTATCATGAACCAAACCGAAAATGAGTTCATGCCACCGTGGTTAAAGAAAGTTATCACAACCCCAGGAGCGTTTGCTCGACGACCAGATTTTATTTGGACGACTAGGGTTGACCCACGTAAATGGCCGGATGGTCTCTCTCGAGAAGAGAAAGCCAAAACTACAGGTATACACCCAGATACACAGTTTCAGATTAAGGTGTGCCCAATGCTTCCCAAGGTTGTCGAGGCAAAAGGTAAAGGAAAACGTGGAACCAAATCAAGTGACACCCAGCAGACTGAGATAGACTATGATCTAAAACCAGATCCAGCCTTCGGAGATAGATGGTTGACCAGGAATGAGTTTCTTGCTGTACTGAAAGAACGACTGTTACAACACTTCGAGAACCAAGAGAAAAAGTTCGCCAAGACCTTGTCAATGACACACGAGTTGTGTGAGAAGTGCAAGGGTTTGAAAGAAGGAGGGTGTTTGTGTGAACTCAAGTCACCTGTTGTTACTGGTGTCAAACAAATGTTTGGACTGGATCTTGAGAATTTTTCACGCATTGGGGAAATCCGGAATGTCTTTACAATGCTTCCTATTGGCAGATTTGATGATTGTCTAGAGTTGGTCCAGAAGTTCCCAGGGAATACTAGTAAAATCAAATATCCTGACAAACAAGAGATCAATAATCTTTTCCAGGTGGTGAAAGAGAACGATGATCCTCTCGATATTTTTATCGTTCATTTGTCACGAGTTTTTCAAAGGATATTAAAGAAAGGATGGCAAAGGCATGCTTCTGCCCGTGATTTCAACATGGTACTCTCTGGAATGAAAGCCAAAGCGATATGTTGCTGGATGGTCGCGAATGGATGTAGTATGGACACTACTTGCCGGAAGCACTCCGTTTTAGATGAGTATGGAAGAGTGCTGGCAACTGAGGGTACCCGAATAACCTGGAAAAAAGTTATGTTTGGTGACCGAGAAGGAGTTCGTATGAAGACCAGACCAGGTCCGACAGTGACATGGGATTTTATCATGCGTGGAGGTGTAACGATTGACATGCGTTTCAGGAATAAATTGTACACGTCACAAGATGTTGCCGAGAAAAGGTACTATGAATCTATTCGGAATAGACTTTCTCACGCCCCCTATGATGAGCAATATTGGAAAAATTGTCTATATCATGACGTAACCCGTTGGAAAGACAATCCCAAGAACTCATCGGGACGCGACAAATTAACCCGTGATGCTCAGGCTGAGATGAATGGGTTTCGTTTCGCTTTAGAGCATGCTCCCCATGAATGTACCTACCGCAGAAGAACTTAAAATCTTGGCAGACATAGCACCGTGGATAATTGAGGGATTGTGTACTGAAGATGGAAAGTTTAAACCTGCCACCCGGTTCGTACGCGCACTCAAAGACA